AAAGCCCGCTAAATTCACTTCCAAAACTGAAGTGCCAATGGTGTACTTACCCCGGATAGCTTATTCTCACTGGCGACGTATTTCAGCAGATATCTCTGCAATCCTGATAAAACATCTGGATTTTGCTCATATCCGTAAGTTCCCTGCGGATGCCATCCATTATACACCCAATTTTCGATACTCATATTGGTTTGATGCCATCTAATTGGAACTCCCACACAACGAATGTAAATACGATAGGCGTCGCGATACACCGCTGCGTAGGATAAGAAAAGCATGCGAACTTCTCTTGCCCTCTCTTCCTCATCTTTTGAATATTTCCGATACGTCTCAGGTTGGGTCATTCGAGTAATAATTCCTTCATCATCAAGTGAGGGAACACCCTTATGCCATACCCTTCCCAGGTAGAGGATGTCCTCATCCCAGTGGTATTGGTGAGATTTATGAGCATTAAATTTCATACCCATTAGACGAGTGGAGAAGTCACTAATGTGATCTAACTCAACCCTCCTGTTCGACCAAAATAACACATCATCTCCAAGGACGAAAATGTCATCTTGGTTCACGTGGAGCTTAAAATGCGAAGAAATAGCCCCAACTATGATTACGTTAACCACGCTATCGATCATTTGAGTAAAGTAGGACCCAGATGGAATGCCATGTCGTTTTCCTTTATAAATATTTCCATTAGGCATAACGATTGGTGTATGGATAAAATAGTGTACAATCTGGTCCCAGATATCCCCATATCTCACACCAGTAGTTGGCTCAATTCGATCCATATCAAACCATGAGCTCAAAATGTGAAAGGCCACTGATATTAGCTGCGCGGGGATTGAAGCATCAAATGAGCTAACATCAGTGGAGTATGCCCACTCCTTATGGTAAGAAGCAACACGGAGCCTGGCTCCTAATACTCCATTTGACATGCCAAATGCCATTGGCGTATTCCCTTCTTTAAACCGCTCGATAAGTGACCTGGCAAAAATGCCCTCCTGAGCCGTCATGGCATAGGGATAACCCCAAACCAATCGAGTCTTATCATCAAACTGGGTACGTTTGAAGGCCACACAAGGGTCAGGGCGTTTCTCGCCCCTCATTTGCTGCACACCACGTTCGTAGGCGCGAACGTAACTCTCAGCCTTAGTCTGGCCCCAGGCAGTGAGACCTGCGGAGCCTTTACGATTTGATGTTATCGCATAGACTAATTCAGGGGTGAAGGCTGGCAGATCTAAGATACCCCTATCTTTTGGGCGTGCAAAGCAAGCACGCGCTAAGCGGACGCCTTCCTTAATGTCCACATCCCGCATGTCAACATAAGGCGCGGTTTTGGGCGCGTACTTTGCTAGGGCTGCATATAGCTTTTCAACACGATATACTGAACGAGGATTGTTCACAATGTTGAAGCCTTGTTCCTCCAGCACACTAGCAACGTTATCATCCCATAATTCGTTCAAATTGTCTTGCGACATCCGATGAAAGTAGCCCTTGAGATACTTTCTACGATAGGGCTGGATAACGAAGGAACTCAAATCCAACGTGGATTCCACGGATTAACCTCCTCTCTCAAACGTAGGTATAGGCCCTCCCCCCCTTGGTGTTAACGCACACTCAGGCAAATCGGTTTACTGTTGTCTCAGCTTGGTATTCGAAACCTCACAAACGGTTGACTCACGACTAGTCAACTAGCCACGATAGGAGTGACCTGCTTTACAGTATGCATCTGGAGCCGTAGGTGGTGTCTGCCTGTGTTACTCACAACAGCACTTTAGGAAGTGAACCCATCCTTTAACGCATGATGATACGGCCTACTCTCCAGGCTAGAGTGCTCCTACGATTGGCAATTCGTGTTGTTCTCAACAAGCGAGTTAGCTCATAGAGCATTCATTGTGACATAGTCAAC